ATCGTTAGAGTTCCACTTGAGGATGTCCAAAAAGTAGGTAGATACGATTATAAAGGATTTAAAGACAAACTAGCCAGGGCCGGGATGCCAAAACCACCTAAAATTGGAGTAGAAAATGGCAAAGACCAAGAAAAAGAAAAATGAAGGCGGCCACTCATCAGTTGAAGAATTTAGGAAATTTATGAATTCCACTCATGGAGAGGGAACTTTGGTATGTGGTGAAGGGACAGTGACTAGCGTAGATTTTATTTCTACAGGATCGTTATCACTTGATAAGGCATTAGGGATTGGTGGAATTCCCAAGGCAAGAATCACTGAGATCTACGGTAGCGAAGGATGTGGTAAGACTACACTCTCACTCAGTATTATTGCTAGCGTCCAGAAAGCTGGTGGAGAGGCAATGTTCATCGATGCCGAACATGCTTTGGATCCAGATTATGCCAAGAAAATCGGTGTAGACATGACTAAATTAGTGATTAGTCAGCCCTCGTGTGGTGAACAAGCTCTTAATATTGCCAACGAAGCATGTGAGGCTGGTTTGTTCGATTTGATTGTTGTTGATTCGGTAGCAGCACTTGTTCCCAAGGCTGAAATCGAAGGAGAAGTTGGTGACAATCATATGGGCGCTCAAGCTAGGATGATGAGTCAAGCATTAAGAAAACTTGCCCCAGCCAGCCGAAAAGGCAAAACTGCTTTGATCTTTATTAACCAGATTAGAGAAAAAATCGGCGTGATGTTTGGCAACCCGGAAACCACTAGTGGTGGTAGGGCATTGAAATTTTATGCATCGGTAAGGATTGACGTAAGAAGGCAATCAGTAATCAAGTCTGGAGATGAAGCTATTGGTCACACGGTCGTGGCCAAAACTGTCAAGAATAAAGTAGCTTCGCCCTTTAAAAAGACAGAGTTTGATATTATTTGGGGGGAAGGAATTTCCTTAGAGTCGGATATTCTCTCTATCGGGGAAGAAGTTGGCATCATCCAAAAGAAAGGTAGTAATTATTATTATAATAACAATAAATTTGGTACTGGCAGAGCTAACGCTATTGATACCCTTAAGAGGAACAAAAGTCTTTCTGACAGTGTTGTAAAGGACATCCAGAAGACACTCAGTGGAAAAGATACAAATGACAACAAGCAATTAGAAAATCCCGTTGAGAACAACGAGGAAGAATTCACTGAGGAGTAAGTATGGCTGCTACAACACCGGCATTTGACATTGGTGATGTTGTGTATCTCAAGTCTTCTGCTGAGATAGGCTTCATTGAGGCTACTAGAATATCTAATATTGGATACAACACTTTAACCAAACTTCCGATGTATTTGATCTCTAGGCAGCCTAAACCTCCGCAAGAGGCAACGGTTGGAGACCAGGTAGACTTGAAAAGCGACCTTGACTATTGGCTAACTGAGGACGAACTACTTGTGTATTGTGATGCTCTAGATATGGCAATCACGGCTCAAGAAGCGCAACTCGCGAAGTTAATAGCCCGTCGCGATGCACAATGTAACGGGACGTAGTATGTCAGAAACCCCATTTGGTCAAAACGAAGAACAAGCTATCATTGCTCTAGCACTTGATGTACCGGAATTTTTCTCTGTTGTAGCCGACCACATAGAGTCAGAGCATTTTCAATCTGCAGAATCTAAGTTCATTTATGAAATCATTAAACAACATTGGATTAAACATGATTGTTTGCCAACTAGACGTATACTACATGATATAGCAGCCAAGAAGCTTACTGCTGACGACCCTGCCTGGGAAGATATCATGGAAATAATTGGCCGAGAATCTGACCCAAGGGAGATACCATCAATACGATCTCTCTTAATTGATTGGGCAAGAAATAGAGCATTCGGTAGGATTTATGATGAAGACTCTATTGATGCATACTCCAGAGGAGACTACGAGAGAATAGAATCCATCATCGAAGCAGCCAATAGAATAAATAATGTTTCTGACAGTTCAGGACTATGGTTTTTTGATGAAGTTGATATTTTGTTTGATAAGGATGTCGAAGAAAAACTAACCACAGGATTCCCGAAGTTGGATGAGGTGATTAACGAAGGTGGTCCAACTCGGGCAGATACATTTGCATGGATGGCTCCTACAGGTGTCGGCAAGAGCATCTTATTGGTAAACAGCGGTGTTGCCGCAATCAGGAGGGGATTAAATGTTCTCCATGTAACTTTAGAGTTGTCTAAAAAGAAAACTGCAGAAAGGTATATGGGGGCTTTCACCGAACTTCCCATTAAGCAAAAAGGAAATTTTGAGGATAAAATCAGATCTACATTGAGCAAAATCAAGAAGACTTACGACGCGGGTTTGGCTATTTATGAATTTCCCCCGGATGAAATTAGCGTGGACACCATCTATAGCTTAGTAGATTGGTTACGCAAAACCAGATCTTGGACACCGGAGGTGATAATTGTTGACTACTTGGAATTGATGCTTTCTAGAAGGGCTGCCATCAATAACCAAGACGAATATGGTAGGCAGAAAAGGACAGCCACCGAGATCAGGGGCCTCGCCAAGAAGACTAACAGCTTAATCTTTACTGCCACACAGACAAATAGAGCTGGCATGGGGAATGGCAAAGGAGAAGGAAACGGTAACATTGATCTAAACAAAGCCGCTGAATCATATGGTAAGATGATGCCTTTAGATTACGTAGTAAGTATTAACCAAAGCCAAAGCGAATATGAGCAAGAAGTACCTAGAATTAGATTGTTCGTGGCCAAAAACAGAAACGGAAAAAAGCATATAACAATCAGGGCCAAGATCAATTACGGTACTATGAAGGTTGAAGAGGAGAGTTACTCGTGAAATATGGATACTTCTGCGAAGACTGCGATCATATTTGGGAAGAAGAGCATGGGATGTCTGAAACACCAAAATTCAAATGTCCAGAATGCCAAAGCGAAAAAACTCAGAAGTATCTTGGTGATTGGAACGGCACTGCTTATATCAGAGGTTATGGCTGGAGAGATAAAGCCGGTGCCAGACGAGATATGAATTTGTATACAATGAAGAAAAATGATCCATATGCTAATCATAGACAGTCTGGGGAAGCCACTGACTTAATTGACAGACTTGAAAAAGGTGGTAGAGACACATCAAGCAAGTCTTACAAAAGTAGATTGATGACTGATAAAGATGGCAATGATGTTTGGGTTCCATTCAACGAAATGGAGCAATTTAAGAAAGACAATGGTATTGTATAATGCCATTGTATGTGGTTACGTCTTTTGACCACAGGAGGGAAGTCCCTCTTCCCTTAGAAACCACAATAATAACCAAAAAATCTTCAAAGACGCTTCCCTTATATAAAAAAGGAACTGGATTATCAATTTTCGCGATCGAACAAAACAAGAGATCTATTAAAGAGTTAATTGATAATTATCAAAAAGAAATTTATATCAACAATTACAAAGCTCATTTGTCGGGATTTGGGTTAAACAACACATCGGCTAAGATATATAATTTTTTCCCTTTGGCTGAAAAAGAACATAAAGAATTGTTGAAGTCATCGATAAAAGAGATGATGACTTCAGAAAATGAAAGCTGGAGGAAGATAAGCTCTAAAGCATCTAATGTATATGAATATCTGGAACGTAGAGGGATAAAATTGGGTACTCGCTCTATGTACCCCAGATATGACCAAACCACTTACTCCGGGAGAAGCAGAACCAGGGGATTCAACATACAAGGCGCAACTGAAAATGACCCCATAAATAGCATGGATGAAAATAAGAATATATTTATCCATTTAGATTGGGTTGCTGCCGACTTGAGGATAGTCAGCCTTCTCTGTAAAGATGAAAGGTTGAATGATTCCTATAGAGTATCAGATCCTTATACCTATCAAAACTCTAGCGGAACCATTAAACGTGATACATTGGCATCGCTGTATTCAATGAATTATGATTCATCGGTGTTTTCTGCATTCCCCAGAATTAAACCATGGATGAGGGAATGTATAGATTTAGGCAAGACTCAGGGGTATTTTAAATCTATTCTTGGAAGAAAATTTTATTTTGATATCAAATACGAAGGTAAAGAAAGAACTTTAAAGAGTGCTTTCAATGCAATGATTCAAGGATCCATTGCCCATGCTATGCAGGCTTGCATATATAAGATTTATGAAATATTCCCTGATGACATTTTGGCTGAAATCCATGACTCTTTAGTAGTAGTAACTACAGAGCATAAACTCAAGAAAAAAATAGATAAGCTGTCTAATATAATGATGCACCCCCTGGGTAGAGAAATAAATTTCCCAGTCAGGGTAAGTGTTGGTAAGAAGTGGAAACAATGGAAACCTTTGAGGATATATAGAAATTGAGCAAACATAAGCAGAGAAAACAACAAAAGCTGAAAAAAGCAAAAGCGAGAAAGAAACAAAGACGCCAGATGTATTTAATAAAGCAGAGGCAATTGGCTAAACAGCAACTGGAGCTAGACAGCAAACTGGAAGCAATAGAGCCGGAACTTGTAGAAGATAAGCACGAGAGCACGAAGAGCAAAGGATTTAATAAATTCAATGAGCAACGAATGGATTGACCAGAACGTCGACCGAGAAGTTTCTGACTATCTCCTAAAATTCAAAGTCAACCTCCCCAACAGAACGCCCTTAGAGTGTGACTGTAGGTCAGATCTCAATATAGATTACGAAGCCTTGGAAGTTGAGCTTCAGGAAACTCCTAGTACGTATGCATTTTGGGCCGCCGTTATGAGCGAGGCTAGAGCGGAAGTGGCCAAACTGGAATTATATATTAAAGCTAGGACCGGAGCCCTGACCAAATATTTAATAAATCAATATGAGTCTAAAGGACGCAAACTCACGAAAGACCAAAGAGAAGATTATATCAAAGCAGATGAAGATTTAATTAGCCTTCAACAAAGAAAAATCAAAGCCGACAAAATATCTGGAAAATTGTATCATATTGTTGAAGCCATAAAGATGAAATCAGAACATCTAAGAAGTCTTTCCGGTTTCAAGAGACAGGAGTTGAGAGATGCAGAAGGAGGATAGATGAAGATAAGCTGAAGAAAGTTGAAGATGGCATTAGAGTAAGAAGCAAAAACAGGAGAAGGAAATGGCAAAAACAAGTAGAGAAGAAATGCTGGCGAGAGTCAGAGCTAAGATGGAAGAGCGCAAGGGCGGTGGCAGGAAAGATGCCGATGAATTTAGACCTCCTAAAGCTCAAAATAAACAAACTCTTGAGTATAAGTTTGTAATTCTTCCGCCGTTCGATGATGATTGGGCCAATTGGTGTTACACCCATGGTAGTCACTACCTGGGCAAGAGGGTTTACCAATGTCCGAGAATCCATGATGGTACGAATGCAGCGCTTGCCAGACTGGTTTTGATTTGATGTCTGAAACCGACATCAAAGAAGAAAAAAGCAAGATTGCCAAACTCTGGCTTCCCAGAACTTATTATGCAATGAATGTCTGGTTCCCTCCTTACAAGAGCAACCCGGAAGAATTGCGCAATAAGGTGATGTGGTATTCCGCTCCTAAGACGGTTTATGACATCATGGAAAATTGCATCTACAGAGACGATGCAGGGGATAAGGATGACCCTCAGGCTTACGGACTGTTTTTCGATCCCGAAAAATGCTTCGTATTCAAGCTGGATATCTATAAAAAAGGTGAGTTTAACAGTTACGAGAAGTCTAAATTTCTCCCGGCTGAAAAAACTCTCCTCGAACTTGCTAAATCGGAAGACAAAGTCAAAGAACTCCTTGAGGCAAGACTGGATATTTCCAGCAAATTCGACGAACGCGATGGATCGGCAATCAAGCTTGCCGTTACTGCGATGATCGAAGGTGGAGATCCGGAGCCTGAAGCTAAGCCCAAGCCTAAAGCCAAGCCCAAGGAATCCGAAGACGACGAGCTTCTGGACGAAGATGCTACAGCATCGGAAGATGTAAAAGTTTCTTCTGGAGATGAGCTGCTGGATGACACACCTGCGGCTTCTTCTGGCTCCGAAGAAGCAGATGACGACGAAGACATTGAGGCAGATCCTGAGCTTGCCGGTCTTCTGTCTGATTTACACAGTGCAGAAGAAGACTAGATTGGAGGGGGCGGGGTAATTCCCCGCCCCCATTCTAATGAAAACGGATTTATTACTAATTGATGGGAAGAATTGCATCTACCGGGCAATACATGCTGGTAGAAACGATCCCAGACATGACCCGAGTAAAAGAGATTACTTCGTAATCTTACTACGATTTTTAAACAAATACTTGGTAAAATTTAATCCCAGATCCATGCATGTATTCTGGGATGAAAAATCGTCCAAATTGTGGCGTAAGAAATTGTATCCAGATTACAAAGGTAACAGGAAAAACGATCCAGAAGTGGAAGAAGAAGTCAATAGACTTAACTCGCTAGCTGTGGATATGTTTTCTAATATGGGAATATATCAATACCAAAAACCGAAAATGGAAGCTGACGATTTAATTTACGCTTTCTCTAAACTTCATAAGAATGAAAAAACTATCATCGTGTCTTCTGATGGGGATATGATGCAAATACCATATTATTTTGATAATGTGTCCGTTCATAATCCGTTAAAATCCAACTCTGACCTAGAACCCAGACCAGAAAAGAATCCAGCTGAATTAAGATCCTTGATGGGCGATAAATCTGACCAAATATTTGGTTATGATCAGATAGGTCCCAAAAGGGCGGCAGCTTTATTAGAAGACAAAGCCAGGCTTAATGATTATATAGAAAAGAATGACATCAAAATTTTCGCTAGGAATTTGGCTCTCATTGATTTGTCTTTGTGTCCATATACTTTATCCAACATTAGATATATCTTAAAAGTTCTTAATAAACCTATAAAGTATGACGAAAAGGAATTATACAACCTGGCTAGAGAGTACAAAGTTCATGGATTTATGAGTGAGTATAAAAAATGTATACTAAGTTTCAAGTCATTAGTAGATAATTGTTGATGGACTTTATAAGGAGGAAAGTATGAAAAAGTCCGTATGTTTCTTGATGGTTCTCTTGCTCTTGGCTGGCGGGATCACATGGGCACAGGATGATTCCGCGCCCGCACCAGCTCCTGTAGTAGAAGCAGTAACCCCGGCTGATGCTGAAGTTGCTGTAGAAACTCCTGAAGTCGTTGCTGAAACAGAAGGGGTTGGAATTGCCAAAGCTGCAGGTGCCAACGTTCTGCTCCTTATCATTGAGATTGGTGGGGCAGTAATTGTAATACTCTTGGTCGGTGTCACTTATAAAATTTTGGGAAAAGTTGGGATCGAGAAAAGCCAGAGAATGGATGAATTGATCACTGGATGGGCCCATAAAGCCGTCGATGCGGCTGAAGCATGGGGCCGTAAAAACAAGAAATCCGGTAACGAAAAAATGGATAAGGCAGTGGAATTTATTGATGCCCTGGCCGACTCAACTGGTGCCAAGAGGGCAGCCAAGAAGAAGATCGGAGTCCTTGCCGAAGCTTATTTAGAAGAAAAGAAACTTTGGGGCCCCGGTAAAAAAGGAAGAGCCTAAAGAGGATTAACGATCTTTAATGCTTATGGGGTTGCCGTTCAGCCTCGTGTGGGCATACCCCATAAGCACTTTTAGCAAAATTACAATTCATGCATAATATAGTGTAATAATTTGGAAAACCGTCTTTAATAGCTTGTCTCCAAATTTTGTCGCACTTTATCTTCTTGACTTTAGAATTCGTTGCTAATTCTTTGCGATGAGCATTTCCGTCGTTATGTACATGATCCAAAGAGAGGAATTCCGGTCTTTTTTCTCCGCAACAACTGCATTTTCCACCATAACCTTCAATTAGTTGTAGTTTAAGTTTCCACCTACTTTCACGTAGCAACTCTCTAACTCTAGGTCGGTTCTTGGATTTCCATTCATTTACCGCCTTTTTGACTTTTTGTTTATTTTTATCGTAATATCGTTTGTTATTTTCTTTTACGCACGCTTTGCATTGTGAAAACAAACCGTCGCTAGATGATTTATATTTACCAAATTCAGTAACAGATTTCTCGATTTTACACCGAGAGCATGTTTTAGTTTTCACGAAATAAACACCTAGGATCTACAGATTTAATAAACTCTTTCCAATCTAATATAAACATATTTGGTAATTTCACTTTTTCTAAATTAACTGTCATTTTCTTCCCTCTATCATCTCTTTTAGTGACTTTTAAGTCTATTTCTTCATGATATATGTTTAAGACTAGATGTTTCGCATTTTCTAGGGCCAATGATTTTGCGTCATTTACAGAAAGGCAGACCCAATCATCCGTAGTATTGGGTTTAAAGAACATCATAGGTTTTAGGTTGTGGTTTTCGGCATCCTCGCAACATTGGTACCAATATTTGGTTAAAGAAGATGTATGGGGGTTTTTTAATGTCGCAGTTAGACTGATGTCTTTCCTATTCTTCGCTTCCACCGAATATAGAAAATCATCTCTGTCACATAGCACATCGCCGGTAAAAACATGCTCAGCTATGACTACTCCACCGAATTTATTAAAACCACCACTCATCGGAACACGTCTGAATCCAATATTTGTAAACTCATTAAGAAGCTTGGCTATGCGAGACTCGTATGCTTTGCCTTTTCTTTTGGAGCTTCTGCCGATTTTAGATCTATCCATGGTCTCTCCTTTTTTTATTTTTGCCTCGTCATACTCAAGCAAAAATAAAAAAAGGGTAAATTTAAAAACAAATATATACTAAATATTCTGTTCTTCGGAAAGGACGAAAATGGGATG